GCCAGAGCCATAGCCATCGCCATAGCCATCGCCATAGCCATCGCCATCGCCATCGCCAGAGCCAGAGCCATAGCCAGAGCCATCGCCAGAGCCATCGCCAGAGCCATAGCCATCGCCATAGCCAAATTCAACCTTCAGCCATTTTTCAATTTTTATCGCTTCCATTCTGCCACCCCTTCAATGCTTCTGATTGATTTATCAGTGCAAAGGATGATTTCAATTGCATCAAGAATGATAATGTGGTCAACAATTACTGTGAATTTACATCTACTTGGATTTGTTGTTCCTTCAAGGGCAAGTTGTGAAATTGAAGCTGCACCATCCCAGTACCACAACCTTCTGCAATTTTCCAGTGTCACTTCTCTTCCTTCTTTTTTGGTGATTGTTCCAAAGAACACACCGCTTCTGTCACCTCTTACAATTACTTTTTTATTCATTAAATTTTCCATTTTTTTAATTCCTTTCTATTCGTTTTTTATTAGTTAAATAAAGCATCTTTTGCATCAGTGGATTCAATGTCAGAAGATTCAGTCATTTCATCCTGTGTTTCTTCCTGAACTGGCATTTCAATCACATCTGATTCTGTTTCAACATAGTTTTTTGTTCCGTCTTCGTTTATGACTGCATAATCAGCATCAAGTGCAGCAATCAATTCCGCTGAAAGAATTCCCCATTTTGACAATAAGTGTTTTATCAATGTTTTTTCTGCCATTCCTGCAAAATTTGAATACCAATATGAAGAATATTTCCACATTTCACTTGCAGGAATTTCACCATTTTTCAATTTGTTGTATGCTTCCAAACTGAATGCTTGTGAATACTGGTCTGCATGTCTTTCCATTTTGGCTTTTGTCCAGTACACAGATTTTCTGAATCCGTTTAAAAGTTCAAAATATGCCATATATCCAACAACATTCAATGATTCTCTTTCATCATCATCTTCAATGAATTCAAATACTTGTTTGCCTGTGTGTTTATCTCTGCCCTTGTATTCACCTTCACGAATTTCAATGAAGTCAATGTCTTTATATTGACCAGTTCGCATTGCAAGCTGTTTATATCCGTTTGCACCAAGTTGGAATTGTGCTTCTTTCACACCTTTTTTCTTGTTATTGAATGGAATGATCCAGTATTGACCTAAAGAAGCAGAAGGTGAAAGATTCAACGATTCACCAAGCAAAGCTGCTTGAAGAATTGAAGGTTGTGTGCATTCCTGCAATGCTGGATTTGCTTGCACTGATGACACAACTGCTGTGATGAAGGAAATCCCCCTTTTGCTTCCTAAAATAGAATTGATTTGATTTTTGACTGCATCCTGGTTCAAGTATGCTGCCATTCCCAATCTTCCGTTTGATTTTTTTACTAAAGAATTATTTACTGCCATTTTTGTTTTCCCCACTTTCATTTTTAAAATATAAATTATCAAGCAATCTGATTTCTTCGCATGACAGACTGCCATATTCTTTTGCTTTTTCATGAATCACATTTTTCAGTGCATTTCCGTCATGTGCTGCAACCAGCAATTCATTGTGTCTTTCCTTGCTTATTACATCAAATTCAGCAAAGAATTCACCCAAAGGTTTAAAATCCACCATTTTTCATCTTCCTTCCTTTTTGAATGTTTCGCCAGTGTAACAATCTTTTATTTCTTGAACATCATTGTTCTTGAAGAATTCAACCCATTTGTCATGTGTTTTTTGTGCTTCTTCTTTTGTATCTGACCATTCAAGAATGATCCAATCATCATTGTTAAATTCTTTATGTTTCACAGCTGTTTCATAAGGTTGTTTCCTATCTGTCACATAAGCTGTGTCAATGGTAAACAAATCATTTTCAAAGTTGTCAACACACCTTTGTTCATAGTTGCCTGCCATGCTCAACATAGCAAGTAAATTTTCAAACATTTTCATCTTCCTTTCGTCTATATAGCTTCAAATTTGATGTTTCTGTTCATAAAGAATCCTTTTAATGCCACCGCATCAGCTGTTGTCAACCAGCATCTGAAACAAACTTCTTGAAGTTTTTGTGCTTCTGGTGTTTCTGGTGCTTCAGTTGGTGCAACCTTTTCAGATGCTTGTTTCATTGTTTCTTCCTGTTCTGCTTTTTTCTTCTGTATGTCAGACAGTCTTTTTCCTTCCTGAATGGCTTTGTTTATGTCCAGTGATGTTTTGTATGCTTCAACCGCTTCAAAGCTGAATTCAGGTAAATTTTGAAGTGTGGCAAGGTTTGCATCAATTGTTTCAAGTATTGTGATGATTTCAGAAGTCACACTTTTCATGCTTACCGACACATTCAGCCATTTTGGATTGAATATCTGTTCAAGTGTCAACCATTCTGGCTTTGTAAATGAATCAAAGCATTCTTCAATTTCTTTGTGTTTTTCTTGCTTTTTAAATTCATCAAATTCTTTGATTTGTCCGTCTATCATCAAAACTGGCTTGTCAATGATTGCAATGATTTCATTCACTTGCTGTTTGAACTCATTGAATGGCTGCATGTACTCTTTTTCAAGTCTGTTCCTTTCATCATTCAATGCTTTCTTTAACTTTCTTAAATTGGCAACATCTTCTTTTGCCGTTTTTATTTCCGCTTCACTGTAAACCATAGTTTCATATTTTTGAATCTTTGCTGACAGTTCCGTTTTCAATTCTTCATAATTGAATCGTATTGCTTCAGGAAGCATGATTTCATTCACTTTTAATTCCATTTCATTTCAATTCCTTTCGTTTTTTCTTTTATTAAATCCACTTAATTTGCGGATTGCCTTTGAACCCTTTCACCCACACAAACCATGCATAGCAGACCGCCTTTGATGGTTTTTCAGGTTTGATTCCATTCTTCCAACAATCAATTCTATTTCTGAACACATAGATTGTTTTTGGTGGATATTTGTCAAACAACCCTTTTCTTTTGATTCCTTCCAAAAATGTCAACTTCAGAAACATTGCAATCTTCACTGATTCTTGTGAAATATCAAGTGCATGTTCAACAAATTCTTTTGCTTGTGCATAAGGTGGATTTGTGATGATGTCCCTGCTATTTCTCGGCACTGAACCTGACTTCAAAAAGTCTTCAGTCAGTTGTTGGTTCTCATATCCCCTGTGAACAATGTCTGAAGATATAACATCATAGCCATGATTCAATAGAACTTCAGAAATGTGACCTTCACCGCATGCAGGTTCAAGAATATAGTGAAAAAATTCTTCTTTTTCAAGAAGTTTTTCAACCGCATCAGGATCTGTTGCATAATAATCATAATCAGCACGAACACCTTCTGAATGATTGCTTGCACCATGTGTTGCATATATTGATGTTGTGTTTCCTGTCCAATCTTTCATTTTGTTTTCCTTTCTAAAAATTCGGTAAAATCAAACCTGGCTTCTGCCTTGATTCAACCTTTTCCCAAAATCGTTTTTCTTCTTTTGCAAGATATTGAATGTCATCTTCAACATCAATTCTTTCAATTGGATAGTGTTTTATTTGTATGTATGGAATACCATTGAACACTGTTTTCAATCGACCTTTTAAAATGGCAAAATCCGCTTCCATAATCAAAAAGCCATGAAGAAGTTGTATGTAATAATTATCAGGAAGTCTGTCTTTCCATTTCTCTTTTTGCATACTCTGAAGAATTTCTGTTGTTTTGATTTCCAAAATCCCTTTTCTGCCGTTTTCATCTGTCAGCCAACCATCCGCTGAATAATGCCCCCAGGGGTATTTGTCATTCAAAAATAGGTTGTTTTCTTTATAAAAGACTTGATATTCAGGGAAATCCAGTTCAAACAGTTTCCGCATAAGTGGTTCAGCTTCTGTGCCAAATTTCACATAAGACTTGTCTGAAATATCTTCTGGCACAACTTGTCCAGTCTTTTCAAGCCATAAATCAATGTTTGACTTGTAGGGATTCATGCCAACTATTGCACTGGCATCTGAACCACCAATTGTGTTGCTTCTTGCTTCCAACCATTCTTCATGACTTGCAAGGATTTTCATTTCAACCGACATCTTGCACCACTTCCTTCTGTGGCTTATATCCGTTTGCATACATAAACAGGGCAATCCATGCAAGTGATATAAAACAAGCAACAACAGGAATGCTTGATTCTGAATCAAGTGCAGTCATTGACAACAGCCAGACAACCGCCATTATTTTTGTGATTGTTTTCAAAACAAATGCTTTGATTTTTGATTTTTTCATCTTGTCCACCCCTTCATTCTTCAATGTCTTCAAGCTTGCCGAACAGTTTTTCTTCAATGTTTTCCATTGTCACACCATCTGTTGCAAGCTGTTGACCTCGTTTTTCCATTGTTCGCAACTGATACATGTATTGTCTTCTTTTATATTTGATTCTGATTTCTTTCTTTGCCAGTTGAACATCTTCAGAATTCAGCAATCTTTCAATTTCCATTTCAACTTGTTCATCCGTCAACCAATCTTTTGCCATTTCATTTCATCCTTTCAAACTCATAAGCAGTCTTACAGCTGCTTTTTCAATTTTTTTCATCCTTTGGTTTCTTTCTTCTTCTGTTATGTCAGGAATGAACACATTCACTGTCATATTTGGGAACTTAAATTCTTTTACTTCTTTGTAAGTGTCCATTGCCTTCATTGAAACACTTCCTTTCATTGTTATTTCATCTTATGTTCAGGATGTTTGTCCTGATGTCTGGTGCTTTTTATGCACCAACTTCAGCAAAAAAAATAGACTGCTTTTCTTCAAGACTGTCAATGTTTAATTCTTCGCAAAGAATTTGAATCTGACTTGCTTTAAATTCTGCCTTGTTTGTGCAACAATTACGGAATCCAGCAGGTGTCAAACCGACTTTTTTTGCCAAGAATGATTTTTTCTTTCCTGATTCTGCAATCTTTGATTCTAATAATTCAAGATTATTCATTTACGTTTTCCCCCTTCCACTACATTTTGTGGTGCATTTAATGCAACAACATCAATATAGCACCTTTTGAATTAAAAGTCAATACTTTTTTCGAAAAAATTAAATATTTATATTGCTTTTTATGCAACAAACCTTTATAATAAGGGAAAAAGGTGGTGCATTACATGTCAAAAAATATAGGTGAAAAAATAAAAATCCGCAGAAATGAACTTGGATGGACATTGCGTGAATTAGCTGACCGCATGGGATATGCCAATCATTCAACTGTTGCAAGAATAGAATCAGGAAAAGTGGACATCCCACAATCAAAGGTGGTGAAATTTGCTGAAGTAATGGGAACAACAGTGGCTTTCTTGATGGATTGGGAAAAAGTGCAAAAAAATAATGATGTCATGGCTGACATCATTATAAGAATGCGAACTGATGAAGATTTTCTTTCTGTTGTTGAATCATTATACAAACTTGATTCTGAAAAAATTGTTGGTGTGAAACAGATGCTGTCAGCTTTTTTGAAGTAATTTCAAAATAAGGTCAAACAATGAAGGATCGTTGCATTGATTTAATAGATTGACAATTTCTGAAATATACTGTTCTTTCATGTGAATCATCCTTTCATTTACCAGGGCAAGAACATCTGTTCTGAAATAATGTTCTGAAAACATTCTATAATAACAAAATATTAAAAACAATGGTAATTTTTATTAAATAAGAAAGGTAAATAAGTATGAAGTTTTTTAATTTTTTTAAAAGTGTTGATAATAAAAAGCCAACAGTTGATTTAGAGCATTTAACACCAGAAGGTGAATTGCCTTGGGGATGGTATGCTTACACAAAAGAATTCACCGATAAAATCAACACTGAATATTCATATTTTTTGAATATGTGGCTTGATTCAAAAAACAAATCCCCAAAAGAATTGTATTCAGCATTAAAGTCATTTATTTTATATCTTGAAGATGTTGAAAAACTATGCAAAACAAAAGGTGAATGTTTTGAATTTTGGTATTATGAAATTTTAACAACAAAAGACTATGCCGAAAAACGAAAAAAAGAACTGGAAGAATTGACAACAAATCTCGATCATCTGCAAGAAATTTATATCAAGAAACAAAAACTGTTGCCGACAGTGATTGAACTATTAAAAGCAAATGATGGAATTTTGCAATCAGAATTCAAAGAATTATTTGATGAACCTTTTCAAAGTGATGTGTCAAATATTCTTTATCAAATGCACAAAGATGGTAAATTGGAAAAAACAAAGCATGGCAAAAGTTACATTTTACATTATAAAGAATAA